TATTCCTGGTTGATTACCGCGGCGGTGATCAATCCTCCTAAAGATGAGGCGCCAGAAAAAGTCACGAAATCGCCCGTGGCTGCTCCGTGCGAAGTATCAGTCACGGTTAACGTTGAGGATCCATTGCTTGCGCTGAACGTCACATCTCCAGCGCTCGTCGTCACCCGGATCGGAGTAATATCGTTGTAGGCGGCACCTTCCTCGATATAATATTTGAGGTGCGTGCCAATACCCAAGTATCTGGCTCCGCCAAGAGATATCCAGCTGTGTAACGCCCGTGCAGAACCAAGGTATGTGTTAGTTTCTGACTGTTTTTCCCAGCCGCCAATTTTTTCAGGGCGCCCTTTCCTGAACCTAATGAGGTTACCGTCTACCCATCCATTTTCGTTTGAGTAGTCCGTTTCTTCCTTATTGATTCCAGGCTTGAAGTTAAACGTTGTCAGTGGCATCAGAATTCACCACGCAAGAATGAGTTTACGCCAGGCGTATGATTGCTGCCGTTGCGTTCGCTGCTGGAAACACAATCGTGAAATTACCGGCAGTGCTGGTTTTGTCGCCGCCAAAATCAATCACCGCAATCGCTTTATTGCTATTAGTGCTGTTGTAGAGCAAGCATCCTCTCGCTGTGACGGTCGCGGTCCCAAAGGTCAGGTCTGCAAAGTCACATATCGCCGTGGATCCAGACAGTGTCGGTGTCACATTGGTTAGCGTAGACCCGCCTGCACTGTAATTCGTGCCAGTGGCTTGACCCGTGGTCACATACGCCGTTGTGCCAGCGCCCAAAGTTGCAGATGATGTGTATAGGGCCAGCTTGATGCTGTCAGCACCATTGGTCAGGTTGTGACCCTCAACGAGAAGTTCTTGCTTGAATGAGTTCGCAATCGCTGATGTTATCGCCATGTCACAACTCCCTTATAATCTTAGCCATATCATCATGGCCTTGGCTTTTCAACAAGCTTACCATGGTTGTCCTGTCCGACGTAATCGCATTCTTGATGCCGTACAAAACGATGGTGTAAATATAATTTTGAAAGGCCTCCGCCTGTTGCCTAACGTGAGGCTCAGCATCTGCAGAGACATCGCATATTTTTTTTGTGATTTTCTCAGCCCAAAATTCTGGGTCATGTCCTTTGTTTTGCGTGGTTTCAACCATCACATTGCCTACGGACAAAAATACATTCGCCGCATCAGCCACGATAAGGCTCCGGTGGTTTCAACTCTTCCTTGACTTCGATGTTTAATTTTTCAAGCTCATCAGCCATTTTTGATTTTTTGCAAACGATCCATTCTGGTTCATTGGGAACCGCCACCATTGGATCTTCAAGACGATGGAACCCATAAATGCGCTCATCCTCTGGCACGTTTTGATCTAGCAGCGTCGATCTTTGGGATACGCCAACTTGAATTTTTGCCTCCATGCATTTTGCCAACCAAAACTCCACACACGCTCTGCCGGCTTCTGCGAAATGCAAATTGTTCGAGTAGCTGTAATCGACGCCGAAAAGATCAATTCTCCCCACCTTGTTCCAATAGGCAAAGGCAATTGTCAGCGGGATGGTGTTGTTGAGATATGCGCATTTCGTATCTTGAATCACCTCTTCAATGGGGTATCGAACCGCGTTCGGCACCCTAGAGTCCAGCTCAGAGGTGTAGCAAGGAATGTCACATTCCGGCAAAAACTTTTTCATCACGTCGGTTTGCGCACCTGCGTCATCGGTATCAAAAAACCGACTCGCTGGATCCAACATAAACATCCTATCCGACTTATAAACTGCGGCAGCTGAGTTGACCGTCCAGACCTCGTCCCACTCCACTCCATTTTCTCGACCAATCGCGTAATCGACTTGCGAATTTCCCAGGGCGACGATCGCAATGTGAGCGCCCTGCAACGATACGATCGTCACTACCTAGTCCCTATCCGCGCCAGGTCATACCGATACTCGTCTCTCGTTTCGCGGCCCTCTGCAATATTCTTCATCAAGGCAATGGCCTCTTTAAACCGTTGCTCCAACGTAGCCGTCACATCAGGAGGCTCTTTCAAAAAAACTGCAGCCTCCGCAAGAGAGCCATAAAAAAGAGCGTCCGGGTAATCTGTCGATAAAAATGTGGTTCCACTTTCAGCGCCAGCTGTCAGAGATGCTGGCTTGTGAAGGTAATGAACTTCTACGTCGTAATTCGCATCGGGCACTGGCGCCAGCTCAAATGCGGTATCGTCAAACAACGAGTAATATCTTGGCCTGCCAGTCGTTGTTGTATTGGGTGCAAACTCTTTGATGAACGACGTGTGCTTAAAATCGAGATAGTGATAGGTGTTTGCTGATATCACCGCCACACTGAATGGCGCATAAAAATCTGATGGCGTTGCTAGGAATCGATTGCTGGCAGTCATTGAGCCGGTGACGTTTTTACGCTGCTTTGGCAGTTCCACCAGTTTGAAAATACGTGCTTCAGACTCTTTGATGAAGGTCGGCAAATTGGTGACAAACGAACTCTCCGTACACTCCAGATAGTCTTGTATCGCCGTTTTTAAGGTTGCTAATGTGAAACTCATGATGTCGTTATGGTTACCTCGCCAACACTCAACGTAAGCTCATAAGTGTCGAGCTTCGTGCCGAGTATACCTTTGTCCACATTTGTGTATACCAAAAATTCTGTGTTGAATTCTGAATTTTCAGGCCTCGCGTTGCGAATCGCTTGTGGATCAGCTGGCTTTGGCTTGGGATCCAATTGTGGGTGTTTGGGTGACCACTGGTCTGGACCAACGATAAGACCATCCCACGTTTTTTTCATTTCGCGGCGTTTGTAGCGGAAACCTGTGATGTCACAGATTCCGTAAGATTCTTTTCCAGACGCAAAAGCCATTATGCTGAGTTATACCTGCCTAGATTCGGCGCGAGCCTTAATGATGTGCGAGGCTCATCTTGCGATAAGGCTCTTTGAAATTCTTCCTCATAAACTTGCTTGAGCATGCCAGTTCTCTCTGGTGCTTTTTTCATACTAATGTAATAAGCGAGACCCGCAACAAAGCATGGGAAAAACCGAAACGGCATATCTACAGTATCGACAGCACCATCAGCATCATCCATGCGCGTGAGGACATTGAGCCTGACCGTGTAAGTGCTGTTCTTGTCAGGCACCGGCCAAACCGTAATTGTTGGTGTGGTCTGCTTGTTAACAAAAACTTGATTCGGCTTTCCGCTTGTTGTTTTTACGCTTAAATTCGCATACTCCGCCCGACTTATTTTGTTGAGCGGAAAGTCAGTTGTTTCACTATTGATTGTCTCCCGTACATAAGCATCGAGGACATCAATAGGAGCTGTGGCGTTTGTGGAGTCGATGTTATAGGTCGAAGTGTCCTTAACCATGGTTATGTCCACTTCTTTGATCGTCCACTGATTCAGACCACGATTAGCCCACTCAGCCAACATGAGATTGACGCTTCTTTTGGCAGTGCGCAAATCGTAGCCCGTGCGAAGCTCTAGGCCGCAACGCTCAAAAGCCTCTTCGATGTACTCTGCGACGTCTGGTTCAAAATTCTTGCTGCCGGATAGTGCCATCTAATCCTCGTACAAGTTATTGAAAGTTATTGCTGGATCTAAATAACTTTCATGTCCTTCTGCGCTGTGCGCCCACTGCGACGGTTTAAAATCTGGTGCGCCTTCGCCTGTAACCCAAAGCGCCGGGCTTGTGGCCCTCACTCTGTTGTTAGGTAGTGCAACCAGGTTGCCTTTCCACTCACAGTCCTCAGTGATATATAGTACATGAGATTGTTTATGCTGGGCAGGATCATCGGCAATGTCAGAGTCCGTGTAGTCAACCGTAAACAAATATCTAGATTTGTAAAACTCTCCATCAATTTTGGAAATCCACGGGGAAGAGCTGACTCGGTCCATCACCGTGACCGTGTGGTTTCTTGACTCACAATCCCACGGTTGGGCTAGATGGTCCTCCATCGGGCGAGGAAATTCATCTAAGGGCATGTCGAACACCAAACCTTGAATCGGCATCCTTGCCCACATCGCGCCTCCATGTATATTGCCCTCATCCCAATCATCGCAATCAGCCTCACACCCGGTAAAAACAACCTGAAAGCTCAGACTTCGATCGGGGATCGTGTTGACCGCAATGGCTAAGGCGTGCAGGTATTCATCATGATACTGTTCATGATTGAAAGTAAATTCTCTTCTTACCCAGCATTTGAAATGTGGGACGTTACTAAGAAGGTAAGCCACAGATTACGATTTGGATTTCTTCATCATCGCTCCGCCCTTCGACTTGCGCATGAGGGCGCCGCCTTTCGATTTCTTCATCATGGCGCCACCTTTTGATTTCTTCATCATGGCACCGCCCTTGGACTTACGCATCATCGCTCCGCCCTTGGACTTTTTGTTTACCGAATAGCCTTTCGTTTTTTTGTAGGTCATCTTTTTTCCTATGTTCTGCCAAACAATCCCATGTTCGGTCGCTTTGCTATGCCGCCACTACGTGCAACCATGGTTTTCACATTCGTGGGTTTTCCACCAATCCCCTGCGGCTTGCTTCGCTTGCGCCGTACAGCAGAGGCGATTTGTGACTTGGACATTTGGTTAGCTTTTGATCGAGGAACGCACTTGGGGTATTTGCGTTTTGATTCTTGTGCTGAGGCCCTTCCACAAGACTGAAACTTGCCATCTTTTTTTGGGGCGCCAATGTCTACCCAGTCGCCCTTGCTACCCTTCCCAAACCACTCTGTCAAACCACCTTTGGGCTTGCCCATCAGATCAGCTCCTGGGCACCCTGGTCTTTTTACGCTTGCTGTCCATCATGGCGCCACATCCGCGACCTTGGACCATGACAGAACCACCGTTCATCATG